CAGAATCATTTGCAAGTGGCATAATTTTAGTTTCAACATATGTTACAAATTCGTCGCATTCATTTATATCATACCATGAAGATATTGTTCCTTTAGTAAGGTCAATGTCTGTCTGCTTATCTGTCTTCTTGGATTTATATCTAAGCACTTCACCAGCTGCAGAAGCCAATACAAGTGCTCCTGTACCGATTGCAATTTCTTTACCATGTGTATTAAAGAATCCTTGCACTTTTTTAATTGTTTTCTTTGTTTCTTCAGGACCATTCTTTGCTTTAGCATTTACATTTTTCTGAAGCTTATCAATTTTATTTTCGTCAAACTTTTTATTGATTGCATTAAAAATCATCTGGAATACTCTTGGTATAAATTTTATTATACTCATGATAATACTCTCTTTTTCAGTTGTGCCTTCTTTATATCTTCGGAATGCTGTTTCCTTAGTTTCGCTATCATCTGTAGGAACAGCAGCTTCCTGTGCAAAAGATTCCTGAAAAATAGAGAAATCTGATATAGAGTCTCCATCATAATTTTCAAGGATTGTAAGTGCTTTTGAATACGAATCGAGCATTGAAGAGATAACGGTCGATTCAGCAGTAATCTCAGCGTCGATTATTTCATCGACAGAATCCATAAGGTCTGTAATAATTTCGGATTTCATAATAATTACTCACTTTCTATATTTTTTAATATTTATAATGAATGATTTATTCAACCATTGCATTTTTTACATCGTCTGACATATCTCTAACGAGTTCAACATACTGATTTATGCATGTACATGACTGAATGAGATTTGTCTGAATATTGCATATCATCTGCAAATCCTTAGCTGTCTCAGAATCGATAACAGATTTTGATTTTGATGCTTTCTGATTAATTGTATTCAGTAAGTTTTCGCATGTATTCAGCGAAGTATTTAAAACCATAACTAATTGCTTTTGACTTTCAACATATTCATTCAATGTGTATTTACAATCGTTCTGAGTAGCACTTTCTAGATGTGCTTTTGCATTGTCCCTAAAACTTTTATTAAACTCAATTCCATTAGGGTATGGTGCTCCTGTTGTAACATATCGATCGACATATTTCATGAATGTGTTGCATTGCTTTATCCAGTTACATAATTTACTATGACTGAGCGGTATGGTAAGTTGATCACGTGCCGCATTATAATTAATATCTTCTTCATTTATAATTGATGGATCTTTTTTAATTTTAAAGCCCGGAATATAAATTAGTATAGTCTTTATAAAACGCTTAATTGATTCAATAGCTTTATGTGCAAAATTAACACAGATTCTAGCGGCTTCTTGCACTTTTTCTGCAGATTTTTCAAGAGCATCTACAGCTGGTTGAACAGCATTTGTAATTTTGTCACCAACCTGTTGAATCTTATCATTAGCAGTATTTGTAATTTTGTTGCTAACCTGCTGACTCTTATCACTAGCAGCATTAACAGCTTTATCCTTAACTTTATTGACACCTTTTTTTGTAACGTTTGCAATATTATCGCGCTGATTATATGCTATAGCACCAGCACCTGCTATGACAGCTGTCTTTGCAACAAACTTGCCTACTTTTCTGATTCGCGCACTCTTTCTTCTTTCTTTATCAATACCGTGTACTATATCTATTATTTCTTTTTTATTAAAAGAAACTTCATTATTATTATTACTCGATTCTTGTGAATTGGTGTTAACCGTTGTAGACGCATTTGCAATTGCATTATCACATATTTCTTTTTCACCATCAGTCATATCATTGATTGCAGTTACATTGTTTTCAAGCTTTTCTACGCTATTCTTATTCATTTTCTTTTTGATACAATCAATCAAAAATTTGATAAGACGAGGAATAGCATATAAAACACTTTTGACAATACTTTCTTTATTTCCATCAGCGTCCGTCTGACGAAACGTAAAGTTACTTTTGTCGTTTTCATCTGCCTCTAAAATGAAGCCTTCCTGAAAAATAGAGAAATCAGTTATAGAGTCTCCATTATAGTTCTCCATGATAGTTAATGCTTTCTGATAAGAATCTACTAATGCGTTTGTTACTTCAAGCTCATATTCCATAATAGTATCATCAATATCATTTATATAGCTTAGCATTTCTTCAATATAAGTCATCATTATTCACCCCTTTATTATTTAGAATCATTTGTTCGATCAAGTATATACGTTGCTATGAGACAAATATATGCTTTTATTATACTTATATCAACACCATATTTGTGTGCCAATGGATATATCAGTGGCCTTCCCTGCATAGCTCTATCGACAGCTGTTGGTAAATTAGTTATTCGACTAATAAACTTAGAGGAATTTATATCATTAATTGTGTTTGCTTCCTTAACAATGAACACATAAAATATTGCATCCATTATTTTAGAAATATCAGAATGCTCCATTTTCATGGCAAGATTATATAAGTCATCAACTTTAACATTTTTGATACGAGCAATACCAATATACAGATTTCCTTTACGAGCATATAGCTCATCACCAGTTTTGATTTTCCGCAAAAGATTATTTCGTAAAGATACTGTATCTTTCGTATCAAGATATTCTTCTGAGCTGTCAACATCATCGCCTGCCATATTACCTTTTTCAAGATTATCAAAATATTGATGTGCTAATAGTCTCAAATTCTGCTGGAATGATGTACGAACACGATTCAAAAACTTTACTAAAACCGACATAGACATATCAAGCGAAATAGATGTCTTATAGAAGCCATATGCGGTTTCTATAGTATTTCCAATCCAGTTGATAACATTCTCAGATTTCACCAGATTCCATGAATTATCAAGTGTCATATATGTATATGACATAATTTGTTCGGTTGGATGTGGCGGATGAAAGAACTTATTAAACACATTGTGATATATGGTTAGACCCATCTGTTGTCTTGCTGAATCACGTAGTTGACGATGTAATATCATATCAGAATAAAAAAGAACAACTGAATGAATTACATTAGTCGGCGTTGCTATAATAGTTTGGAAATCAGTTTTATCAGATACTTGTTTCAGTAATTGCTTTAATATATCTTTAAATGGTTTTGCATCAAATCCAAATAACATAAAAATATTATCAACATATCCCTTTGGAAATGAAACCTGTTTTGTTGGATATTCTTTTGAAAGCATCTCGGCATTCGCTTCAAGAAATTCACTGCCATATTTGATATATTGTGTTTTACCAGCAGGCTTCTCAAGGACTTTTATTATTGGATCAATAATGAAAGTTCTCAAGTCATTATTAATAGGATCATTAACAGCTTCTTGAATTAGTATTGATATTTCATCTTCGCCGTATGATTCTTCTTCTTCAAGGAAGTACATTTAATCACTTCCTTCATCATTAACGTTTCCAGTTTTTGTTCTTCTTATTTGGATATTTTTTATATGAATTATCAGTATTTGATGATGCATCAGATGTTTCAGTTTCTGCCATTTCTGTGTTATCCTCATTTTCAGTAATATTATCATCTGCAACATTAATGATTTCTTCATCACATGCTGCATCGCCATTGACAGCATCATTGTCAACGACTTCTGATGAAAGTTCATCTGTAGATTCCTCATTGATTAAAGTATTCTCGCATGAGACTTCGTCAGCTTCATCAGTACATTCATCTGCAGTTTTTGATATATTATTAATAAAGAATTTTTTGATGTTTTCATTAGTAATTAGCTCTCCTGTTGTTGACGCATATACCATGAAATTTTGGAAATTAAGCAATTTGTTGATATCATTTTCTGATACATCTCGATTATATATTGGCGCGATTTCACCGATTATTGGGACAATCCCTCTTCCTGAAATATTCACTTTCATATTTGTATTACCTCTTTCATATTAATTTAGATTAAACATATGCCCGTGGTGTCAACTCTTACTGTTAGACATAGCTGATTTTACTTTTTCGACACTATAATATGATTCTGATATAATATCCGTCTTTATTCCCATCGCCTTTAGTAACAAATCGGCTTGGAGCAAAGTTGGTTTATCATAAGCATTTGTTTTAATATCAGCTAATTTAACAGAGCCATTTTCTGAAATTGAAGATATCATATTATCATATTCAGCAATATTATCTCCACGAGCACCTGATATTTCGGATAATATAACATCACCGCCAACACCAGCAAGCAATTCGTTTTCAATACCTGTTGTAGTGCCACCCTTAGAGTCGCCTTTAGCAGCACCTGTCATTTCGTCACGATTATTATCACTCAGGGTCAAACCTGTTTTTTTAGTGACGATTTGTTGTGGACGCTTGATATTTAAATATCCAACCAATACAGGTTGTTTAGTTCTTACAGGACGGTTAGGGTTACTGGATACATGTGGCATATATACATATTCAAATAATGGGACATTTATTATTTTAGAAGCTTTTTCAATATTTTCATATTTTAATGATCTGGATCCATCACCAAATTCTTCAATATCATATCGAATATTGCTTTTTGGATCCGCTAAAAATTTAGTAATCCAGTCGGAGAATGCTGCATCTGACATGACTTGGAACATATCTTTGTATTTACGAGGGTTTATACCAGTAGGATCCATTGCTGATAATACATCATCAATCAATGTCTCTATCTCTTTTCTTTTGTCAGTCAATTAAATCACTCCTTTCTTTTAGATATATGCTCGTTTAACATATAAACGATTTAATTTATCATATGATATTCCTATGATAACATGACTACTATCTGACCCATAACCAAGTCGGTCATTTCCGATGATTTCAATTACGAGAGCATCAAACCCATCAGATGTCTTATCAAAAAGACATTCAATATTTATCCCTGATATTTCTAGACGATTACATTGATCTTTCAGTTTTGATTTAATCGTTGCCGGAATCAAAGGATCATCTGAATATTCATGAAGATATGATTCAATATCAATACCAAGTTCAGGTATAGATGGATATTGCCCTGGCTTCATGAATAATAGTGTCAGTACGGTATTAACACACATTTGAAAAGTACTTATAACTTTAGGCTTGTACATTGCATCCACATCCATTAGAACATCATATCCAAGTGTCTGAAATGTCCTTGGATATTTGCCAGTAACCTCAGACAAGGTTATGCCCTTTTCATCAAGAGCCATTCAAATCATTCCTTTCAATCATCTGGCCTATTATTATCTGATTTGACATATAACTTGTCGAATTCAGTATATATTTTGTCAAATATTTTGATATAATAAATGCCAAACTTTTTACATGTATTCTTCATCATGGAATCTTTACGATGCTCAATATCTCGATTGTGTATCATAAATGACTCATTAAATCCAGATTGTTTAATTTCGACCTCCAGATTTAGCGATGGTATGTAAAAGTCAGGAATGTATAGATGCTGTGTACCATCTTCCCACTTGTACCAATAATTATTCGGAGATGGTGCTATTATATCAGCAGGAGACCAGTTAAGCGCATGTAGATGATCAAGAAAATCTACTTCATATGTGCCTATTACACGAAATTTATACTTTTCATTCCAAATATAATCATGTGCATTCGCATGGTTATATATCATTTTTCGTTGCATATCAGCATCATTTAGCATATGCTCTTTACCATATACTTTCATCATTCGTTCTTTCATCATTCTCGTGTATGCCTCTTTACATGCTGGATCATCACATATTCTTTCGTATTTTAATGATTCTGTATTAAAATGAACATAATGCTTATGACATTCTGTACATAATCTGCCAATAGGCTTATTTACCAAGAGTGAATATGCAAACTCCAGAGGATCACATTCATCTGGTATTTGATCATTATGTTTCATAGCAATATGATTGCAATATTTTTGCTTATCGTTAAATATCATAGAGCAAAAATAGCATCTTGTATTACGCATATTATGTACCTCCAATATATATATGATTGATTTAGATTGTGGTTTCGTATGTATGGCAATTAATCAAAAAAA